CCCCCACACAAGGAGAACTAGAATGCCAAAGAATAACTACAACTATGGCGCTGACTATATCATGAATTCTGACAAGGTCGGCGTAGACAAGAAAATGGGCGAAGACCAACTCACCCGTATGCCTGCCGACTTTGACACCAAGGTCGATCAGGGCAAGCTCGTAGAAGATGCTGGTAAGTCTGGCAAAGGCAAGAATGCCGAAGTAGATGCTTCTATCTTGAATGCGGACAAAGATCGCGACTATTAATTCTTAAAAGATAGGACTCTGGATGTCTGACAATTTCCTAGAGCCTGCCGACGACACACCGTTGCCAATCAGCGAAGCTGATGAGGCAATGCCGGGTCTGGCAGGCCACATTCGTGCTAAGTTTGAAGATGCTGAGAATGGTCGCTATGTTTACGAACAGCGGTGGCTTCAGGCGTACAAGAACTTTCGCGGTATCTACGACTCCACGACACAATATCGCGACTCCGAACGATCCAAGGTATTCATCAAGATTACCAAGACCAAGGTGCTCGCGGCATATGGTCAAATTACAGACATTCTGTTTGCTAACAAGAAGTTTCCAATTGTTGTAGAACCTACTCCTGTTCCGGAAGGCATAGCGGAGTTTGCTTCTTTAGAGACACCTCTCGATACGGCTATGGAACAGACCGGATCACCCTTCGATGCAATAGGTTTTTCGGGGGACGGTCGTGAACTACCTCCGGGCGTGACATTTGATCAAGGCCTAGATTTCCTCGGCGGTCTCAAAGATGAATTTGAAGGTGCTCCTATTAAAGAAGGCAAAGCAAAGGCGGGCGAACCTCAGATCAAACCTGCCGAGATGATGGCTCTACGTATGGAGAAGCACATACACGATCAGCTTCTCGATACGAACTCTGTCAATGTTATGCGTAATGCAATATTCGAATCTGCACTACTAGGGACGGGCATCGTAAAAGGTCCTTTAAACTTCTACAAACGAGTACACAAGTGGGGATTAGATCCGGAGACAGGTCAGCGAACCTACATGCCGTACGAAAAGATCGTACCGCGCATCGAACAAGTTTCTTGCTGGGACTTTCACCCTGATCCGTCTGCTACATCTCTAGATGACTGTGAGTATGTTATTCAACGACACCGTATGAATAGACAACAACTCAGAGCCCTGATTAACAGACCTCATTTTGATTCTGGTGCGATATCACGCGCCATTTCAAAAGGTCCTAACTACGAAGACAAGTACTACGAAGATACCATTCGTGAAGATGAGACAGAGCCGTATCATCAGGAAAATAGGTACGAAGTACTAGAGTACTGGGGTGTCCTCGACGCTAGTTTTGCTCGTGAGGTGGGCATGGACATAGCGGAGGATATGACCGAGTTTGATCAGGTTCAGATTAACGCATGGGTATGTGGACAAGAAGTTATTCGCTGTGTTCTCAACCCGTTTACACCTGCTCGTATCCCGTTTCAGGCATTTCCTTTCGAGGTAAATCCATATCAGCTTTGGGGCGTCGGCGTAGCCGAAAACATGGAAGATGCCCAGATGCTCATGAATGGTCACGTTCGTATGGCTATCGATAACTTGGCGCTCGCAGGTAACCTCGTGTTCGATGTGGACGAAGCGAGTCTCGTACCGGGTCAGAACATGGACATCTTCCCGGGTAAGATCTTCCGTAGACAGTCCGGCGTGACAGGTACGGCTATCAACGGACTCAAGTTTCCTAACACCGCACCTGAAAACATTCAGATGTATCAGATCAGTCGGCAGTTGGCAGACGAGGAGACGGGCATTCCGTCGATCATGCACGGCCAAACGGGTGTCTCTGGTACCGGACGTACTGCGGCAGGTCTTTCGATGCTCATGGGCGGCGCATCGCTCTCTATGAAGACGGTAATCAAGAACATAGATGATATGCTACTCAAGCCTCTCGGCGAAGCGTTCTTTAACTGGAATATGCAGTTCAACGAAGACGCAGAAGACATCGAGGGTGACCTAGAGATCAAACCACGTGGCGTAGCCGCAGTGATGCAAAAAGAGGTACGGTCACAGCGTCTCATTGGTCTCCTACAGACCGTAGCCAACCCAATGCTCGCTCCGTTCATCAAGATTCCAAACTTGATTCGAGAATTGGCTATCTCACAAGACATCGATCCGGATAGCCTTGTAAACGACATGAACGAAGCACAGATTTATGCCGAAATGTTAAAAGGAATTATGGCCAATGCTCAACAAGAAGCAGGCGCAGTTGGTGGCCCCGATAGTCAACAGCCCGGAATGGGACAGTCTGGTGGAGTACCTAATGGAGCTCCGGGAGTCGACAATTCTGGCCGTGGTGCGGGCACAGTCGGAACGGGAGATGTTCCACTTGCAGGGGAAGATGGCTTTACTGGAAACACTGATGGATCTGAAGAAATCGGTTAATGAAGTCGCAAAACAATCTTCTTCTGGGTCAGGTGACCAGCCTACTTCTTACTTCTGAAATACATAAAAAGTGGTACCTAGGTAGCCTAAACCGACTCATAGTACCTGCTATAATATATGATAAGATCGTAACGGATTACGACAAAGATAACAATCTCATTGGTTTTGCAACTTGGGCAATACTCAGTCCAGAGGCAGAACACGGGTATAAGACACGATCTAGGCTCTTACAACCTGACGACTTTAATAACACACAAGGTGCTTTTTGGTGCATAGATCTCGTTGCACCCCGTGGGCCTAGGCAGGTTTCTCGCATAGCAAGGGCGGTTCAGAGTGTAGGCTCTCTAATAAAGGGCGCAGACGCTACGGGACACTGGATGCGCTCTCATCGTAATCACTTCGGCACAGCAAAGGGACGCTGATGTTTGGACTTCACTGGCAATTAATGGATAAAACTTCCCGTCGGCTCTGGCTGATGGAGAATCGTGATTTTATGTATGGTTGCTTTGGAGGAGATGGTGATGGTGACGGTGGAGATGGTGACGATGGCGGATTTGGACCTTCGCCGGGTCAGAATCAGGCTGAACATGGTAGTCCTGTAGGACCCTCAACCGATACAGACTCCGGATTTGGATCTTCGCCGGGTCGGAATCAGGCTGAGTTTGGCAGTCCTGTAGGACCTTCCCCCACACCGAGTTCCGGGCCATCTGAAGATACAACTAGCGTTCCAACCCCTCAATCTAGGCCTTCAACCACACCGGGTTTCGGACCATCTCCCGGTCGAAATATGGCTCAGTTCGGAACTCCAACCGATCCCTTTGCTAGTGAGACTATGTCTGACCTGTTGTCGCCAGCCAATATTCGGGCGAGTCGACTAGACGCTATGATGGGTAATACCCAAGCGCAGATAGATCAGCGAATGGCAAACCTTGTCTCTACTTCGCTTTCTAAAGCACCATTTGGATTTGGACAACAAAAAAGTTTCCGCAGTGGCAACCGATCTGTAGACCTTACGGAAGCTCAAGATTTTTTAGGTAGAAATTTCGGCGCTGTGAGTCGTATGGGAATAACTGGCTACGAAGTTGGTGCCGTTGCCCCTACCGATGTTATGTCCGTTGCTTCGACAGCTATTGGCATTGGTCTTAGTGCCGTAGGTTTACCCGGACCTGTTGCTGGCGCTCTAGGTAACGTTGCGGGATATGGCGTTGCAACCGCTGTGTCAGATACATCCGCAATAAGTGCTAGTGAGGTTGTTGGTTCGGCAATTTCCGGAGCAATCGGAAGTTTTGCTGGTGGTCAGGTGGCCGGGGTAGTAGGCCCTGCTGTTGCGCAGGGTGTCTACGGGGCAACTGAAAGTGTTCCCGGTGCCATAGCTGGTGGTGTTGTTGCAGGAGGTTTAGCAGGAGGTTTTGTAGGAGGTGTGGCAGAGGACGTAGCTGGTCAAGCAATTTCAGGTGCAATATCCGGTAGCTCCACGACCTCGGTCGATCCATCTAGTGCCGCTCCATCCGGTTCTTCCGGTACGACAGAACAGGCAGAACAATCAGGTATCAGCGTCACTGGTTACGCAGAGAGTGCCGCCAACAATACTACCAGTTCAAACGCCTTGTCCGGCGGTACGACTCCGGGTGTAGATACAAGCTCCGTAGCAGACACAGCCGAATCTACCACATCTTTCGGTATAACAGGTGTATCAGATTCGGCTACATTTGGGCAAACTTCAGGTCGTCAAACTTACGGTGGAAGGTCTTTTGGTGGGGGGCAATTTGCCGGAAGCCAATTTACCGGAGGACAGTTTGGTGGTTACTCTCCTACCGTACAGTTTTCAGCGGAGGGTGGGCAAGTCGCACAACAAGGTATGCAACAACGTGAGCCACTACTAGCTAACATACTTGATGAAGTTGGTCGAGATGCTTATACTCTAAGTAAGTTTGGATACGAACCGAGTAAAGTTGAAGTTGAGAAATCCATCGTCGCAAAGACGAACCCAAAACTAGAAGACCCTCTTCGTCAGATGATGTCGTTCCTGACAAATGCAGAGATTGAGAAGTATTCTAAGGGATATACACCCGTTAGTGATATCGTATCAGAACTACTTATGCCATTTCAAAAAGTAAATACTCAAAATTACGCCGAAGGTGGCACAGTACAAGATCCGACCATGGTAGGTCAACCCGAGACCCGCAAAACACTCTCTCCTAACAACGTTGCAGATGACGTACCAATGAATGGTGAGGATGGTGGTTTTGTAATCAATGCTCCTGCTGTTGCTCAGGCTGGTAAGATGTACATCCAAGATTTAATCAACGAAGCAACAGATTCCTTAAGAGCCAAAGGCAATCGCGTACTCACACAAGCTGGTAAAGAGGTAGATGAAGATGTGGTTCCTCTCATGGTATCAGAAGGAGAGGTCTACCTACCTCCTGAGATCGCAGAAGAGATTGGTATCTCTCGCCTAGAAAAAATCAATAATCGTGGCAAAAAGAAAGTCGCAAAACTACAAAAAGAGGCAGAAGAACAGGCTCCCCGAGAGGGTTTCGTAGCCGCTCCTGCCTAATCCGAGATCCCACATGGGATATCCTGTCGGCCACCCGTACTTGCTTGCGGCCCCGACTTTACAACCGAAGCGGCCACCCGTCACGAACGGCCCCGCATGACACAAGGTGAATCATGACAAAAGCAAAAGGGCATCGTGCCAATAAACCTAACGATTCGTTCGGTACGATCAACAACGATAATCAAAACGGTACGACGATCTCAAGCGTCACTACGACGAGAAAGTCAATGAGTACAAGTCTGAGATCGAAGAAATGAAAGCAGGAAAAACTCAACAATATACAAACGAGGAACTCGAGCAGATCAAGCAACAGAACCCCGACTTGTATAACATGATTGAGAAAGTATCATCTGCACGAGTTCAAACCCTCCAAGAGGAACTGGAACAGCTAAAGTCCAAAGAAAAAGAACTCGTCAAGCAAAAAGCATACGAAGAACTGCTTCGTTTACAACCCGACTTCGACACGCTCAAAGCGGATGAGAAGTTCTTAGAGTGGTTGCAAGAACAGCCGAAATCTATTTCCGATGGCATCTATCGTAACAACACAGACGCTAAGTGGGCATCTCGTGTAGTTGATCTCTACAAAGCGGACACAGGGTCCAAACCACAGAAGAAGTCCAAGAACGCCGACGCCGCCGCCTCCGTCACCAAGCCTCAAGCAAAAGAGGTACAGACTAGGGCAGATGGTAACAAGCGCACTTGGAAGGCTTCTGAGATCCGGAAAATGAAGCCGTGGGAATTCGAGAAACTCGAAGAGGAACTCGACAGCGCACGTTCTGAAGGCCGGATCGACTTTTCAAGTTAATTGTCAATCCATCAAGGAGGAATAACCGATGGCTTTCAATAGTGCCGCAGGTTACAACAACCTGCCTTCTGGTAACTTCACGCCAGAAATCTTTAGCCAAAAGGTTCTCAAGTTCTTCCGTCGTGCGTCAGTTGTAGAGGATATTACCAACACTGACTACGCCGGTGAAATTGAAAACTTTGGCGACACCGTTCGCATCATCAAGGAGCCGACCATCACCGTCTCCCCATATGCTCGCGGTTCTGTAGTAAACCCACAGGATCTGGCTGATGACCAGATCACCATGGTCGT